TTCCTGGTATCGGTATTGATGTTCGCGGAGAAGGTGGACAAGCGGTTCTTCCACCATCACGGAATGCGAGTGGAAATTACGAGTGGTGCGAAGACTCTGCACCGTGGGAAGTCCCAGTCGCTCAAGCTCCTGAATGGGTACTTGCGTTGATTTCGGCCGCCTCCTTGGAGCAAGGAAGAGAATCAGAACGTTTCAATGTTATTCGTGCTTTGTGCGGGGTCCCGGAAGGCGAACGCAATCATGCCATTACTCGACTCGCCGCCTCGTTACGAGCGCAAGATTTTTCATATGATACGGCTTTGACTTGGATTCTTCAAGCGGCCGATAATTGTAATCCGCCGTATCCTCATGCCGAGGCAATCAAACAAGTCCAGTGGGCGTATCGCAAGTTTGCTCCAGGAACGAGCTGGAAAAATGTTCGTCGTCCGTATGAACAACCGGTAGAAACGGTTGAATGGCAAGCCCCAGTCGCCTTTGACGAACTCAATTTACCGACATTTCCGACACATGTTTTTCCTGGCTGGGTAAAGAATTATGTTGAAGCCGTAGCTGAAACGACACAGACTCCAGTAGATATGGCGTCGATGTGCGCTCTTTCAGTATTAGCGACAGGGTGTGCTCGAAAAGTTCGCGTATTTGTGACAAGTGATTGGAGTGAACCGCTGAATTTGTTTACGGTAGTGTGCGCACCGCCGGGAAGTCGCAAAGGTGTTGTATTTCGGCATATGGTCGAAGTAATACAAGAACACGAGTCGTATCTGAAGACACGAGCAGAAAGTGAAATTCGCAAAATCAAAGCTCATATGGATTTACTTGAATCACGGTATCGCTCACTCCGGTCTCGGACTGCGAAAGCGGGTATAGACGAACCATCTATACTTGAAGAAACAACTAAAATTCTCGAAAAAATCGCCGAACTTGAAAAAAAGGCTATCCTTCCAAGTCTTATCGGTGATGATATTACGCCGCAAGCCATTAAAACAAAGCTCTATGAACAAAATGGTCGATTAGCTATTTTGAGTGCTGAAGGCGATATCTTCGCTATGATGAATGGACGTTACCAAACCAACGGAGAGCCTGATATTGACGTGTATTTAAAGGGTCATGCAGGCGACGATATTCGAGTCAATAGAATATCTCGGCGGGAAGAAGATATTCGAAAACCCGCTTTGACTATTGGTATTTGCACGCAGACGAAATCACTTCGAGGGCTTTTGGATAAAACGGGTTTGGCGTACCGTGGATTATATGCTCGGTTCTTGTATAGTATGGTAGAAAAAGAATTTAAAGAGAATATGAATCCACAAACAATCCCATTTCGCGTTTTCGACGTATATCGAAAAAACGTTCGGGCCTTATTGAGTATTCCATATCGAGAATCAATAGAAGGAGAAACTGATGTCCCCCACGTTTTGACACTATCGTCGGAGGCGAAAGAATTGCTAGATGAGTTTCGGACATGGATTAATACTCAGTGTCGACCTGGCGGAGTCTTAGCAACCTGCGATGAACTCAAAGAATGGGGAGCCAAACTCGCGGGCGCCGTTATCCGCATTGCTGGTTTATTTCACATGGCTGAAAATATCATCGAGGGATGTCCGTGGGAGTGGGAAATCGACGCACGGACATTCTCAAATGCAAGAGAGTTGGGCGCATATTTTATTTCTCATGCGATTGCTGCCCATGAACAAATGCAATCTTCAGTTTCCCACGACGTTGCAAGAAATATTTTGTTGTACATCGCGCGTAATAATAAGAAGCAAATCACCAAACAAGATGCGGTTCGTTGCACCAAAAAACACGGACGCGTTATTGAAAATGCCTTACTGTATCTTATGGACCGTGGCTTTATTCGTGATGCTAATACGAACGGGAGACATCGTGGTCAAGTTTTTGATGTGAATCCTTTGTGGGACAATAAAGTTCCAGAGAGGAGAAATTATTCTGACGCTGAATCTTGACATGACTGTTAAAATGTGTTACAAATAAAATCAAATTCGCTTAAAAATAGGACGAAATGTGTTGAATTTCTTTTTACTCAAATTTGCTAAATTATGCTCTTTTATTTTTTATAAAACACAAAACATTATAGAGTCCCGATTTTTTAAAGATGCGCGTTGCGTCATATGGGAATTTCCGTACAGTGAACCAGAATCTATTAAGGCTTTTATAAAATTAATAAATATTTTGTTTCCGCCAAACCATGAAGCGCTCAAAAAGTTGGTTTTGCTGATTAACAATGGGAAAAACGGACTATATGAAGTTTATATTATTGCCGCTATTCGTAAAAAGCATTGGACGAAGTTCTCCGAATTATTAAATGCCATTCCGGGCGTCACACAAACATATATTTTCACACCTCAGTATTTGCTAAGTCTAGCGATACAAGGTCACTATCATATGGCATCGGAGAATGTTACTCCAAACACAGTAGATATTCTTTATGGAAGAAAGTAAAGAAAGCAAAGCCCCGAAAGACATTGTCCAAAACGTGCTTCGCGAGTACGTGTCCATGAACAAATGCGCACTTGTACATACCGCCTTTGAAGAGTATATATCAAATATGGCGGACACAGATTTTATTTCCGTCGGAGAAATTCGAAAGAAATTTCAAGAGTTCGAGCAAGAAGCTGACAAAAAGCTTCGAGTTTTTATCACTATTCTTAATTCGGAGGAAACCCATCATGGTACGTGATCAGACAAAAATTCCAATTGGCTACTTGTGGATTAAAAAGGATAAGCAAGGTCGAGAGTATCTCGCGGGTCCACTAAGTGTTGGGCTGTTCGGAGAAGTCCCGATTGTGGTCTTTAAAGAAGAGCACAAAGCAAATGAGCGGGCGCCAGATTACATTATTCGTCTTGCAACAGAAGCGAAAGATTAGGATTAACTATGAGCTTACTGGTTGAAGTGGTCGGGATATGCGAAACCTGCAACAAGGGTATTATCCTCCCGGCAACAACAGCGGAAAACGAAAAGGGGCGGACGCAACGTCGCTTTTGTGGTCCCGCTTGTAGAAGAAACCGACTTAAGAGCCGGAAAGCCGAAAGTCATGCCCACGACATTTGTCGTAATTGATGGAAATTATTTAGTTTACCGTATTTGGAATACGGCAAGCGGGCAGGCTCTTCGGACAAAGCGCGGTGATGCCACTGGAATAATCCACGGATTTATTTCTTCGTTTTGTGCAGTTGTTAAAAAGTTTACGCCTGAAAAAATCGTTGTTGTTTGGGACCACAAATCCCGATATCGCCGACGAATCCTTAAAGTCTATCGTGCGAAAATCGAAGAGTTAGCGCGGAAGGATCCCGACTCTTCGGCGGCTAGAATCTTCGACGATTTGCCGATGCAGTACAAAGAGAGTCGCTACAAAAACCGTTCCGATGAAGAACACCGCGACTTTCAAGAAAAGATCTTACCTCAAATGGAAGCGCTACAACAGATTCTCCCAGCGATGGGGGTTATACAACTGACAGTTCACGAAGTCGAAGGCGACGACTTAATCGGAATCGCGGTTGATACGTTGTCTGCATTGGGGCATGTTATAGTCGTCTCTTCAGATCAAGATTTATATCAATTATTATCGCCAACGGTATCTCAATACGACCCGGTTAAAAAGAAATTGTTCACCGCATCTGATTTCGTGGAAAAATACGGAATAGAGCCCGCGCAATGGGCCGAAGTAAAAGCTCTGATGGGGGATGTACATGACGATATTCCGGGCGTTCCGGGAATTGGGGCAAAGACCGCCGCTAAATTGATTGCCCAATACGGCAATATTGTTAATTTGCTTGATGAAGCCAACAACAACCCTAAAACAGCGATTATGAGTCGAATCCCCGAATATGCTGAACAGATTCGTATGGCCTATGAATTATCATATATTCTTTCATCAGTTGATCAATTAGATGAAGACCAGAGGACCGTTTTTCTAAAACAATGGAATATACAACCTCAAGTAGATTGGGACGAAATCCACAGATTCCTCGACGCATACGAACTCAAAAAAGTCGGGACTGGATTACGTGATGTTTTGACTGATACGTCATCATTTGAAAAAAAGTTGTTATCTGCCGAATCTCTAGACGACATGTTTAGTGTGTGGGGCGACTGTACACGATGCCCGCTGCACGAAAAAAGAAACACTATCGTAAAATATTCGGGACCGGCTAAGACAAAGATTATGGCTCTCGGTGAGGCACCGGGTCCAAGTGAAGACTTTTTCGGTTCGCCATTTTGCGGTCGAGCGGGGAAATATCTCAATGAAACCTTACTTGCCCATGCAGGACTAGATCGTAACCAAATTCACGTTACTAATGTCGTTTTGTGCTTTCCAAATTCGAATGGGGAAATTCGTGCTCCAACACCGGAGGAAATTTCGGCGTGCAACATACGCCTTCGTGCGCATATCCGTTTAGTGAACCCAAAATTGGTGATCTTGCTAGGAGATAAAGCCTTCAAAGCCGTATTTCCACATGTTACTGAGAAAATTTCGACAGCAAGAGGCGCTATTCTGACGCATCCTGATTGGCCTGGAATTACTTTCATACCCGTGTTCCACCCCTCGTATTTAATGCGGTTACAGCAAGGTCCGAACGGACACAGTGATGTCGTGAAGTCTCTCCACGATTGGAGACTGATTCGTGAATTGGCTGATACGTTGTGATGGCATGAGAGCTGGGAAAAAGGGTTTTAAACCTCTAAAGTTCGAAGGGACCAACAAATGGCGGGGGCGGGTCTCTCGAAAAACCGCCGAGCAACTTGCCGTAGAATATCAACCCCGTTTAGCCAAAATTAATATCACCCTTTCTATTAACGAGATTATTTCAATTATTAAAGGAGGGGCGGAACCCAGTATCGCAACAACGATTATCCAGAGGTGGCTTGATGAAGAACACAAACGCGGAGTCACAATCATCTAACGAAAAGATTCAAAAAATTCAAACATTATCTGATGCCAATAGGAAGGTCATGTCCCCGAATATTTTAAAAATTCGAGAGGCATTTCAAGAGGCATTTCCCAACGAGATTTTAAAAAATGTCGAATACACAGTCGAAAAAAATAGAATAGTATTTACATTTCATAGCCAGCTTCCTAATCAGGAGAGTAAAACTCGCACGTATGCCCAATATCCGGGGCAGGATTTTCGCGAGATTTTGCGGAATACTCCTACGCTCGACGAAAAATAGTTGTGTATTGTAGTGAGTAAACGGTCTCGACGCGAACCTATTGAAGTGGTAGAAAAGCAGTATGATTTAGGGGATGTTTTGTCTGTTTTAAAAGACCAATTAAATGTTGAGTATCTGATCCTCCATCGAATAGAAGGTATTTGTAGAGATATTAATAAAATTTGTGATTTCTTGGAGAAAAAGCATGAAAGTAACAGCGGCTGAAGTAGCGAACGAAAAGGGTTTTAAACCTCTAAAGTTTGAAGGGACTGGCGAGTGGCGTGTTGTGTACTTTAGACCTCCTGGGAGAAAAACAAGCTGGGACGATTATTATCTTGTTGTAAGTCCCGAAGGATATCCAGAGTCAACTCAGTATTTGAGACGGGAGGATGCCGAAGAACGGGCCGAAAAGCTTAATCGGTGGATGAAAGAGGGTATGAAAGTAACAGGAGTCGAAGTATTGCAGAAAATGGCGGCTCCTCTTCCAGGAGCAAAAGCCTTTCCTTCGCGCACACCATCTCCAGTAAGTTCAGAACGCCCGGAGCGCCCTTCTTCCGAACTCCAACCCCCGCCTACTGAGGACGCGCCAAAAAAGCCAACACAAGAAAAACCAGAATCTGAACCTACTGATCTCAAAAGCATTATCCAAACACTAGACCAGCACTTTACTGACGAGGCTATTCAAGATATTAGTAACAGTATGCTCGCTTTAATGAAAGTCATTCCTCCAGAAAGTAGCGAAAAATTGTCCAAAGTATTCACTAAATTTATGGAAGCCGCTATGAGTTTGAAAGCGAATATTGCCGCGTTACAAGTCATGACCATGCCGGCGCAGCAACAAGCGGAACTGTTCCAAAAAAATTTGCAGCAATTGACGCAAACTCCAGACCTCGGCCAAGCGCTTAAGTCTGGACCAATTACATGATTCTGTATTCCCCCCGCAAAATTAATCTTCCACCTAAACTCATTGATGTCCCTTCGGCGTGGAAGGGCTTAGAGAGCATCCTTCTTGACTTGATTGAGAGGTTTCGTATTCCTCGAAATACAGCATTGGAATTTGGTGTAGATTATGGATACTCAACCGTGGCTTTAAGTAATTATTTTTCGCGCGTTATTGCTGTTGATCATTTCAAAGGTGATGTGTACACTAAATTGAGGGATAGCGATTTTGAAAATCGGGTACGACACACATTATCACCCTACTCAAATATTGAAGTAATAACCAGCAATTTTGAAGATTTCATTCAAAACAATACTGAACAATATGACTTAGTTCATATTGACATTGTCCATGAATATACACCCACATATCAATGTGGTTCGTGGGCAGTGAAACACGCCAATGTGGTAATTTTCCATGACACAGAAAGTTATCCCGAGGTGAAAAGAGCTGTTGAGGATATTGCTGCACAAGAAAATATGCTGTTTTACAATTATCCCCATTGTTGTGGTTTAGGGATTTTGAGCAAAACAGCAATATTGTAAGACATTCTTGATGTCAAAAAAGGAATTTCACGAGTTGGTTGAAAAGTGGAAAAAAGAGACACAATATCTCTCTTCCGTGCATGACATGGTTCTGCATCCTTCTTATCGAAAAATCATCGGTATGGGCAGAGAAGCTCTCCCATTTCTCTTCGAGGAGTTAAAACGGCAGCCGGATCACTGGTTTTGGGCCCTACATGCAATTACGGGTGCAGATCCGGTGCCGCCCGAAGAGAAAGGCAACCTTGAGGCGATGACCCGACGCTGGCTTTATTGGGGAGCCGCGAATGGGTTAATAAATCTTTAGATACACACACTCCTCCGAAGTCATCGCGATTGTAAAGTCTTTGTAATCTGCGTATTCAACATTTGATGACTTCCTCATGAGAGGGAAGTTCAATAACTTGAGGTCACAGTTCGTGATTTCAAGTTCTCCGAACAAGGTGCGGTCATGCTAACGTGCTATAGCAATCGCGCGGTAACATGCACGAAGATCAATCGCCTGCGTCTTGACTTCGAGTAATTTTCCACTATACTAGTAGTGGGGGTGTAGCAAACGTTGGCATTGCTCCGGACTTTTAATCCGGCTAAACGTGGGTTCGATTCCCACCGCCCCCACTATGTCATTCTAACATGCTATAGCAATCGCGCGGTAACATGCACGAAGATCAATCACCTGCGTCTTTGAGTAATTTTCCACTATCCTAGTAGTGGGTGTAGCAAACGTTGGCATTATGAATGAATATTTCAATATTCAAGAAAAAGACGGACTGCGATTGATTGTTCCCGCGCATAGTGCTGCGATAGGCAATGCAGGATGGACGCCAAAAAATGTGTGGTGGCGGTCGCGGGTTGAAACTCTCGACGGTCAAGTTGTGTCCCAAGGATTTGGAAAATTCTTTAATGTGGGACAAGGACCGGACGATTTGCGCATAGCGATTAATGATATTGCTCAAGCTATTGAGCATAATGATGCTTTGGCAACATTGAAAATCGACGGATCTTTGCTTATCCGCTCAGTGTATAACAACAAAGTCTATCTACGGACCCGAGGATCATTCGGGTATTCGCATTTGGAAAATGCCTTTGAGATTGACACAGAGTTTACTAAAAAGTATCCAAAACTGTTCGACGTGGGATTTGCAAAAAATCATAGCTTGCTCTTCGAATGGGTGAGTCCATTTAACACCATTGTAATTAAGTATCCAGAACCTGCTTTGTACTTGATCGGCGCTGTAGACCATCGGACAATGTCTTATGTCCGCATGTCTGAATTGACAGAAATTGGACAGATTTTGAATATTCCGGTAACACAATTTTTCCCTTTGACATCGCAAGGTTGGGCAGACCTGTATGCAGATTTGGAAAAGAACAAAGACATTGAAGGGTACGTTATTCGGCTGCGTCATGAACAATCATTGGTTAAAGTAAAGTGCGCCCACTACTTGACAAAACATGCACTTAAATCTAACTTAACGACCGAAAAGTTGGCTGATATGTATTTCCAATATGGACGACCAACATTTTCTCAATTCGTCGAGAAATTTAAGGAATCGTTTGACGAAGAAATAACGATGTGGGCAATGCCAGCGATTTCGACGCTGTACGACGGGGTCCGAGAACTCGAAGCAATCGAACAGCATATTCAAACCAAAGTAACGAACTGGAAGACAACACGAGAGCGCAAAGAAACGGAAGCTCGACATAGAGATATTGACGATATTCGTCGCGAAGATAGGAAAGAATTTGCGATTCGAGCCCAACAGGAATATGGACATACCAAGAAGTTTGCATATGCAATGAGCGTGTATTTGGGAGAAATGGCGAATCGTGAAAAGTTGCTAAAATCTCTACTTCTACAAAACACAAAACAAGTTGATTTGTCTATTTTTGGAAACAATAAAACTGGAGAGTTGGAGTGATGAAATTTAAGAATCGTATCGCGAAGAGTTTTGTTTCACCGGTGGTATTTTTTGCTCCGATTGGATGGCTATGTACTTTAGCTATTTACTTTTGCCCTTGGTGGGCTACAGGGCTATTTTTCGGGATTTGTCTATTCGTTTATCTATACGATAAACGAATATATACGCCGTGCCTTCAACGAGAATTTATTGTTCGGGCGATGTTTGGGTTTGTGACGTGTCCGCACGGACGATATCTCCCTGACACGTTCTGTGACTCTTGTGCTGACCGATGGTTCAATGTGTATTTCCCATCACAACAGCAGGAACCAATACAAAGAACTCTTCACTAAAGGAGGACTAGAATGATGTGGCTATTGAATGTGAATCCACCAGGTACGGATTATTCTTTTTGGTCGTGGTATGATTCTTATAGGGAGTGGTGTGACTCTTATATGAGAGATAATTTTTCTAACCAGTATGTGAGGTATTGTGCAGACCATTCGTATCCAAAAATTTATGACAAGGAAGATACCGTAACTTTTAATTTCGATATGCTCGGAGTACGCCCTGAAGACATAACAATCGAATTACGCCCCGGAAATTACGTCGCAGTAACAGCGAAGCGCCATAATGCAGAAACGCAGACTTCACACACATGCACTTGTATCGCGAGGCATCCTTCTATCGCCGATATACCGATAAAAGAAGAGGACGTTACCGCTAAACTGCAATATGGGGTTTTGACAATTACTGTAAAAAAGAGTAATCCCAAACCTCAAGTCGTGAAAATTCCGGTTCAGGTAGGTTCAGACACATAATGCGACACATCTTCCAATCCTTTAGCGCGGGATTGGAAATGGCGGCGTGGCGGAATTGGCAGACGCTCCGGTCTCAAAAACCGGCGGAATTAATCTCCGTGGGGGTTCGAATCCCTCCGCCGCTACTAACTAGCATTTTATGTGTAATCTTTTGTACAATTAGTTATGACTCAGATTTTACTATTTTGTGTCAAGTAATGTGTAACTTTCAATGACACATGCTCGTGCATATCAAATTCTGGGACTCAACGAATCCGCAACTGCGGATGACATTAAAGCGGCATTTAGGAAATTAGCCGTACAATGGCATCCCGATAAGTGTCCTAATAATCGGAAGGAAGCGGAAGAAAAATTTCGCGAGATACTTGAAGCAAAAGACACGCTCTTAAATAAAGACGGTCAAAAGAGAGAACCAGAATTCTTCACTGATAATCTCGAAGGAATATTTAATGCGTTTAATTCTTTCTTTGCACAAGAGAGAGTTTCTCGGACCCGGCGTGGAGAAGATTTGCACCATGTTCTTCAGATTACCTTAGAAGAAGCGATTGCTGGATGTACCAAACGATTTGAGATTTCCCGACTGCAAGAATGCAGCGATTGTCGTGGGCGAGGTGGAGAAGAAGTGCCTTGCGAACATTGTAAAGGACAAGGGCATATTTCTCAGCGCGCGGGATATTTTTCATTTACACAGACTTGTATTTCTTGCGGCGGATATGGCGCTGCGATAAAGACCAAATGTCAGACCTGTCATGGAGAGGGACGTGTTCCGAAAAAAGAAGTCGTCGCTGTAGAGTTGCGCCCGGCGACAGAGCATGACGCAGTCCTTGTAAAGCACAATTTTGGTCATGCAGGACGGTATGGGGGAAGACCCGGAAATTTCTATTTACATATTTCCGTACTCCCCCACCACAAGTTTGAACGAATAGGCGACGATTTGAAAATAAAATACCCTATTCCTTTTGCTACGGCTGTTCTCGGTGGAACCATCGAAGTCCCCACGTTATTGTCTGGCAATATTATTCTTCATATACCCGCCGGTACACAAATCGGTACATGTTTTCGCGTTCCAGGCAAGGGCGTAAAAAGTCGACAGAAAACAGGAGACCAAATCGTAGAGATAACCATTGAAATCCCGCAAAAATTAACAGAAAAACAAAAGAAGTTACTCCAGGAATTTTCAAAAGGAGAGTAATAATGACGGTAGATTTAGTTGATATTGAAAATCTTATTGCTGACGCTTTAGCTAGAGCGGATATACGTTTTCGGCATGATAGTCGAATTGCCGTTTTAAATAAGGTCACACGGTACAGCCACGCCGATGCGGCACCTTCTCCGTATGGGTTGTACTTAGAATTTGAAGATGGATCTCACATCGAAATTTCTATTTTTGAAAAGATCAAATAACTATTTTTTGAAAAGATCATGCGTCTGTTCGTGACAGGAGGAGCCGGCTTTATTGGCACGAACTTCGTTCGTGGCGTGCTCGGGGGGGCGCCGGGCGCCCCGCCCGTCGAGCGGCTGGTGGTCCTGGATCTCCTCACCTACGCGGGCAACTGGGCGAACCTCGCCGACTTGGAGGGCGACGCTCGCTTTAGGTTCGTGCGCGGAAATATAGTAGATTGGCCAGCCGTGGCATTACTCCTCCGCGAGGAACGAATTGATACAATTGTACATTTCGCAGCCGAGTCCCATGTAGATCGCAGCATTGTCGATCCCGCCCCATTTCTTCAGACCAATGTTGTAGGAACAGTGGCTTTGCTGAAGGCCGCGCGGGGATTGCAGGGACTTCGGCGATTTCTTCATGTGTCAACTGATGAAGTCTACGGAAGCATTGCAAAAGGACGGGCAACAGAGGAATGGCCTACGCGACCATCGAGCCCGTATGCAGCAAGTAAGGCCGCAGCCGATGCATTTGTTCAAGCATATGCTAAAACCTATGGACTACCAACTGTGATTACACGCTGTTCGAACAATTATGGTCCTTACCAATTTCCAGAAAAGCTTATTCCGTTTTTCGTGACAAATGCCTTCGACGAAAAGCCACTTCCACTTTATGGGGATGGAATGAACGTGCGTGACTGGATTCACGTCGAGGATCATTGCGCAGCGTTATGGCACTTGCTGGGGCAAGCGGGCGACCCTGGTAGTGTATTCAATATAAGTGCAGAAAATGAAGCGTCAAATCTGGAAATTGCTAAGGCTATCCTTGAGCTGACGGGGCGTCCCGAAAGTCTTGTGCAGTATGTGACAGATCGACCGGGACATGATCGACGTTACGCACTTGACTCTAGCCGGCTTCAGGCAACGGGCTGGCGACCGCGCTGGTCGCTGCGAGACGGGCTTGCAGCTACGGTTGAGTGGTATCGCGCGCATCGGTCGTGGTGGGAATCAAAAAAATACGCAGGTTCGTAGGATTGTGCATTGTAAACCGCCGGAGTCCGTCTTATCAAGTTTGACTCGAACGAACTTGACACCATATTGCAAGGCGAGTATAATCAAAAGGACTTCGATAAGGGGAATTAGGATGACTGCAAAGCATTTCGAAGCAATCGCCGACGCAATTCACGATTGGTGGAACGCCAATCCAACACTGGATAGTGTCGATGTAGCGTCGCTTGTCTCTTCGCTTGCCGATATTTGCCAAGCCAGTAATAGCCGATTCGACCGGGATCGGTTCTTCCGTGCCTGTGGACTGAATTAAACTAATCAAGGGTGTGTATGAAAGACACGTTTATTTGGTATGTAAACGTACCCTTCTCGGCTGGACACCAGAGCAATCGTGTCGCTACGGTTGCTATCCTTCGAGGTTTTGTTTTGTCGAATGGTCTCCCCTATTATCGCGTAGGGGTAGCAGTGAAAAACCCGAAAGATGGATTGCCCTTTATCAAGAAGGAAGGGCGTGCAATTGCAATTGCACGGGCCCGAGAAAGTGAACCGGTTTTCACCATTCATGAGGCGGGCGACAAGGCGGTTAAACTTCTTCTTGGTGGAGTACGAGATCCAAAAGTGCTGTGTATGTTGCATGTTAATGACTGTGATCACCTGAGAAATCGTGTAGAGCGCGTGCTTGGGAAATTTTCTCAGACTTTGCAGTGAGTGAGATATGACAAATATCAAACCTCGCCGATTGGTTTGTAGTTCGTACTACGACTCTACAAAGAAGCGCGTAATCGTCCGCCATGCGGATAACGATCCTGAAATGCGTAAGAACATGGACGAATTAGACAAACGTCTTAAGATCAAAAGGAGGCGACATGGCCAGTAGTACACACAAGGCAGAAGTTGTTCCTGTGGTTTTGGAGCCGCATCCGAATGCTGATCGTCTCTCAATCGTGAAAATCTACGGCGGAGGCTATCAGGTTGTGGTCAGAACCGAAGATTGGATCGGGAAGGATCGAGGTGTGTACATTCCGCCCGATAACGTCGTCCCTGATACACCAGAATTCGCCTTTCTCAAAGGCGAGCGACGCATAAAGGCTCGGCGCTTGCGAGGACAATGGAGTGCCGGACTCCTAGTCCCGGCTCCTCCCGGAGCGCAAATCGGCGAAGACATGACACAGGTTCTTGGGATTGTACATTACGAACCGCCAGAGCCCAATCCACGTCTTGGCGGAAAATGCGAGCAGGCCCCCCCTGGCCATTATCCTGTGTACGACGTTGAGTCTTTTCGGAAGTACGGGCGCAGCGTGTTTGAGCCTGGAGAAATGGTTGTAGTGACAGAGAAGATTCATGGAACCAATGGGCGATGGGTCTATGTAGATGGGCGGTTTCGTGCCGGCTCTCGGACAACATGGAAAAGCGAAGCGGATGATGTGGTGTGGTGGAAGGCGCTGCGTCAGTATCCAGCTTTGCAAGACTTTCTCCGAGCGAATCCCGGGACTGCTGTGTACGGTGAAGTCTACGGATGGGTCCAAGACCTGCGTTATGGGGCTAAGCCGGGACAGGTCCATATTGCGGTATTTGATATTTGGCATAATGGACAATGGGTAGATGCCAAAGATCTGTACAGCTTCGGAGGGCCGGATTTGCCGTGGGTGCCGATTGTAGATTGCTGCCCTATGGACTATGATCGAATGCTCGCGTTGGCTGAAGGAAATACACTTATCCCGGGAGCCAATCATTGCCGAGAAGGTATCGTCATAAAGCCAATGCAGGAACGATGGCATCCTGAATGCGAACGAGTAATTCTCAAAGTCGTCAGTAATACGTATTTGGAGAGAGCGTAAATGAGGATTTGTAAAAAAAATATTCAAAATCACGCGTGTTGTTGGCTGTGGAGACTTTCGTTGGTCTTTCCTATTCTACATCTTATTTTGCATTGGCTTGGAATTCCTCACTCGGAGTTCTTCAGTTTTATTCCTTAAAAGTCTTCAAGTTACGGTCGACTCAAATGCACGGTCCGAGCAATCCCCGTCGAGCGCTGATCCAAAGTCTTTTTCCGCCCCGCTTGAGGACTTACTAAAGCTTTTGCAAGACGAGCTAAACAAACTGCCAAATCGCTAGAAGAATACGAAGCGTGGTCTACTCTGCCTTTGTCTTTTATTTGAAGATTTTTGAGTTCCCAAAGCAACCGTTCTGCCGCTTTCCCCCCTTTTTCTGGTGAGAGTAAATGGATTTGCTGATTGTAAATCAACGTTGAAAGCAAATCCCAATCTTTTGGTTCTAAGGATATCCGATCAGAGTCAATTCCTTCATCTCGAAGTTGTTGAATTTGAAAAATTGACTGCCATTGGTCATAATACACTTTGTCAACGATCCAGTGTTTCGCAAATCGACGAATACAGTCTAGGACATTCACAAAATCAACTTCGATTCGCGGTTTTTCCCTGGGTTCCCATACGAGAACGGCACCCACGTACAAATGTTCCTCACCCCCTCGCTGCGTTTCTGTGAATTTTGTATATCCTAAGATCATACCAAACGAGTCTTTACGATATCCTGGGTCACAGGCAATTGTGATGTGTCGGGTCGTTGGCACATCCAAGACCATGCTCGTCAGATCTTTTTGCACAACTGTTGTGACATTGTCTTTCAATAGACGTGGTCTTGTCCTATCGCGAACGAACACGAGATTTGCAATGTCTGGGTCTACACATCTATCAATCCAAGATTCCTCGGGGATCCACGGATCTAACGCCCCAGGAGGGTCCGCACCGAAGTCTCGACGTGCTGCAACAGGATTTTTCCGAAATTCTTCTTGAATA